GAATTGGCTGGCTCAAATATAACCATTTAGTGTAATTGTTGATACAAAATCTGGACTTTGGTTGCAGATAATGGTATGATTATGGTCTATGGATATCTTAAAGAAAAACACTAAAATTATTGAAGAGACCACACTAGGGATATACGTGTGGGAAATGCCTGATGGCAGATGGATTGGAGACGATGATGGCAACTTTCTTTCAATCACGTCAAAAAAAGGCAATAGATCCAAAATCGATGCTTTGGCTAGAGAAGTTCGCTCATTTGGTATTCACGAGGGCCAACCTAAATTTTTATCTGGGCGCAGAAAGATTAATGACGAAGAGCTTGCAGAACAAGAACAAAGACTCAAGTGGGGACTTCCACCAGACCCATATGATATCGGAGTCTACAAAGACTCAGTTTTAAGAGGCGGTAAAGTACAATGACACGCAATATAGAATTTTTAGAAGACGATGACTCATCAAATACAATTGATATTTCAAATACATCTGACTGGTTTCATTTTCAAAAGTCAGAAGAGTCCGAAGACCCATTTAAAATGGGCTTGGAAGAGATTAAAAAGCTTAGAGGGCTGGGAACAAACTTTAAGCGCAAAATCAATCGTGATTTTTCAAAGGCATTTGTTGGAAAAGATGATGCTGGAACACAACAAAATCTTTTGCAGCAAGCAATTAGCGGATATGCATTATTTGATCTTGTAGAGCCAACTTATAATCTAGAGTACCTTTCAAAAATTTATGAAGTGTCAACTTATAACTATGCAGCAATTAATGCAAAAGTTTCAAATATTGTTGGTCTTGGATATATGTTTACGGAAACATCAAAAGCTAAAGATGCAATGGATGCCATAACTGATCAAAAGCAGGTGGACAGAGCACGTGCAAAAATTGATAGGATTAAAACACAACTAGATAGATGGCTTGATGATTGTAACGAAGAGGAGTCATTCACAGAGACCCTTATAAAGGCCTACACAGACCTTGAGGCAACTGGAAATGGTTACCTAGAGGTTGGACGTACAACCGCTGGAGACATCGGCTACATCGGCCATATACCAGCTAAAACAATGCGTGTGCGTAGGTTCCGTGACGGATTTATTCAATTGCTTTACGGCAAGGCAGTTTACTTCCGTAACTTTGGAGACCTTGAAACACCAAGCCCAATTGCTGGGCAAGAAGACCGACCAAACGAAATTATACATTTAAAGAAATACACTCCAATGAATAACTACTACGGAGTTCCAGATATTATTGCAGCCCAGCAAGCGCTGGCAGGAAACGAATTTGCTGGAAGATATAACCTAGACTACTTTGAAAACAAAGCGGTTCCAAGATATATTATTACAGTAAAAGGAGCAAAGCTTTCCCCAGAGTCAGAAAGAAAATTACTTGAATTTTTCCAGGTTGGACTAAAGGGTAAAAATCATAGATCCCTATATATCCCACTTCCAGCAGATACACCAGATTCAAAAACAGAATTTAAAATGGAACCAATTGAAGCAGGAGAACAAGAGTCTTCATTTAATATCTATCGTAAATCTAATAGAGATGAAATTCTTTTAGCTCATCGTGTTCCAATTAGCAAAATAGGTATCCCAGAAGGAATTAACCTTGCTGCTGCCAGAGATGCGGATAAGACATTTAAAGAACAAGTTTGCCGACCTTCACAGGATAGACTGGAAAAGAAATTAAATTATTTAATTGCAGAAAAAACAGATGTTGTTCAATTAAAGTTTAATGAGCTTAGCCTCACCGATGAAGAAACCCAGAGTCGTATTGACGAAATTTATTTGAGAATGCAGGTAATAACTCCAAACGAAGTTCGTATTAGAAAGAATATGACGACGGTTGAAGGCGGAGACGAAATGGTTGATTTAAAGCCTCAACAGGTTGCTGACCAGAAGGCAAAATCTACTGGAAATAAAAAGCGAGACCAACAAAGATCAGCAAATGCCCCAGATAAAAGCGGAGAAGCCAGAAATCCAAAAGGCGATGGTCCAAAAGTCAAGTAAGTCTAATCAACTGTTATTTGCGTTATAGTAGATAAAGCACTAAAATTAACCATATGAACATTGAAAAAGGCCATTGGTCTAGTAATGGCGACAACCTACATTTATCGATCCCGTTTACTAAGGTCAATCGTGAGAATAGAACCGTGTCTGGATTTGCTACGTTAGATAACGTAGATCAAACAGGAGACGTAGTAACCGCTGAAGCAAGCGTAAAAGCTTTTGAAAATTTCAGAGGAAATCTTCGTGAGATGCATCAGTCAAATGCAGTTGGCAAAGTTGTTTCATTCAAGCCAGAAACATACTATGACCAGAAGTCTCAAACTTTTTACAATGGAGTTTATGTAACTTCATACATTTCAAAGGGTGCACAGGATACTTGGGAAAAGGTTCTTGATGGCACTCTTTCTGGTTTTTCAATTGGCGGAAAAATCAAAGAGTCAGATAATGAAGTTAACAAAGCAACAGGAGAAGCAGTTAGATTTATTAAGGACTACGATCTTGTCGAACTTTCAATTGTTGATTCACCAGCAAATGAGCTATGTAACATTTTGTCAATCGAAAAAGTTAACGGACAAATGATTTACAAAGGCATTGCTGCAGAAATAGTAACAGAAAATATTTTTTACTGTCAAGAAAGTGATTCTGTATTTATGTCAACAGAAAAAACTTTTGAGTCGCCAGTATCAGGAAAACCCGCCGTATTAATTGGTTGGGTAGAGAGCTCAGATATGAATAAATCAAAAGAAATAAATAGAATTCTTGCTTCATTCAAGAAGTCAAGATTACCGTTGCCTGAAACACAATTAGCAAAACAGGCAAACGTAGAAGGAGGTAATGAGATGTCAGACGTAACAAATGATGTGGTCGTAGAAGCTACAGAAGCAGAAACAACTATTGAAAAGTCTGTCGATGTTGTAGAAGCACCAATTACAGATGTAGTTGTTGAAGAAACAGCAGAAGATACAGCTCCTGCCGACTCCGTTGAAAAAGCAGCCGAACTCGATAATGCTGAGGTCATGGTTGATGAACCTGATTTTGCAAAGATGTTAGGCGATCTAAAAGGCTTTTTCGCAGAGACACTCACAAAGGCTACAGAAGCGAATGCTGCACAGGTCACAGAGATTAAAACATCTGTTGAAGCTTTCAGCAAAAGCGTGGATGATAGAATTTCTGAGTTGGCAGAAAAGCACAGCGCACTTAGTGCCGCTGTGACAGAAATAAAGGGCACCATTGATGGTGTTCAAAAGCAGGTTGATGCCGTAGAAGGCGATACCGCAATTAAGAAGTCCTCTGACCTTGGCGGGTCTGAGGTTTTTACTAAATCAAAATCAAAATGGTCTGGAGCTTTCCTCGGTTCCGTAAATGAAATCTTTAACTAAAATAAGGTAGGTGAAATAAAAATGAGTAATGAATTATTAGAAAAGGCCGCAGCAGCTGGTGCAACAGTATCAACTGGATTCGGTTCCTCAACAGGTGGTTCAGGCGTTCATGTTGCTTCAGAAAATGGCAACGGTGGACTTCTAAACCCAGAACAATCAGCACGATTCTTGGACTATATGTTCGATGCTACCGTAATTGGTAAAGTTGCACGTACGGTCCGAATGAAATCCGACACAACAGAGATTGATCGTATGTCAGTAGGAGAAAAGCTTGTAAAGCTTGCATCCGAAGGAGAAAACACAGCCGCAAACAGTGGCGTAACATTCTCAAAGATCTCTCTCACAACAAAGAAGCTCCGCATGGATTGGGAACTTTCAACTGAGTCTCTAGAAGACAACATCGAAGGTGCAGATCTTGAAGATCATATTGCACGTATGATGGCAACACAAGCTGGAAATGACATCGAAGATGTTATTCTTAACGGTGATACATCACTTTCAAGCGATGCTCTATACAAGTCATTTGACGGTGCAGTTAAGAAGGCAAAGACAAGCGGTCACGTTGTCGATGCTGCAGGTGCGGGAATTTCTCGTGCAGTATTTAACTCAGCCCTTAAGGCTCTTCCACGTAAGTACAAGCAACGTCGTACAGACCTTCGCTTCCTTGCGGGATCAAACTTGATCCAAGATTACCTATACTCTAACTCACAGAACATCCAGAACGTTACTCCACAGGATATTGCTTCAGGCATCATCCGTGGTGATGTTCCAGTTCTTGGAGGTCCAGCAGGATATGTAGCTCCATACGCATTTGGTATTCCAATCGTTGAAGTTCCATTGCTTCCTGAGACACAGACAGGTACATATGCAAGCCCATCAGGTTCACACGGAGATATCCACTTGACATTCCCAAATAACGTTGTTATTGGTATCAAGCGTGATGTTACTGTTTACCGCTTCTTCTGGCCACGTAAGGACTCAATCGAGTACACAATGTATACTCGTGTTGGCGTTCAAATCGAGCAGGCAGACGCTTGGGTAGTTGTAAAGAACGTTAAAGTTGCTTCTTAATTAATTAAGAATTAAACTACCGAAAGGCCCCCAATTAATTTTGGGGGCTTTTCATTTAAATTTAACAATGCTATAATTAAAGGACCTAGAAAAAGGAGAAATAAAATATGTCGTTTGACACATTAAAGGTAGCTGAATTAAAAATAATTGCAACAGATTTTGCAGTTGATACAGAAAGCCTAAAGAATAAAAAAGACATTATTGCGGCTCTAGCAGAAGAAGGCGTTACATGGAGTGTGTATCAAAGCACAGTTGATGCAATTGAGAAGGATACGGAAGAAATTGAAATTCTTCCAAAATTTGACCCAAAAGCACAACCAGAAGATACCATCCTAGTTCGAATGACAAGAGACAACATGAGATATGATATCCATGGCAGAACTTTTACAAAAGACCATCCTTTCGTGGCAATGCCAGAAGAAGATGCTCAAAAAATCTTTGATACAGAGGAGGGTTTTCGTTTAGCGACACCAAAGGAAGTTCAAGACTTCTATAACTAAACGTTAACATAAGTTAATGGCAGAAATATATAATCATCAAACTTCACCAATAAGATTTAAAATCTATTGGGGCGGAGAAATAAGAGATGCAGATGGAAATGTTACTGCAACTGTAAAGCAGGTAAATGCAGACGGAACACCTGATTCTACTATTGCAACCTATACTGCCACAAAATTAGAAACAGACATGGGCACATATCAAGTTATAATCCCATACAGTCTTTCTCTTGCTGACAAAAAACTTAAAATTACATGGTCCTATTCAATTGATGGTGTTGCGGGATCTGAAATACAGACTGTTGATATTGTAACGCCATATGTAAATATATCAGATGTTATAGATGATTTAAACATAGGTACAGATCAATCTGACCCAAATTATAAATCTTACCACGAATTACAAATGGCAGAAAAATATGCTAGAAAATTAATTGAAGCACACACAAATCAAGTTTTTTATAATTACGCAGCAACACAAGTTGCATATGGACATGGATCTGACATACTTCCGCTACCAATTAGAAT